CTAGGGTGTGGACACATTGTGGACACTCTTACCACCATTAGCACCCTTCAGCGGGTTAAGCGAAATCGCGTCCTGCAGATATTGAGGAGCGAAGTGCGCATAGACCATTGTCTGCGCAATTTTCGTATGACCTAATATCCTCTGCAGTGTGATGATATTGCCCCCGTTAATCATAAAGTGCGTGGCGAAAGAGTGTCGTAGCGCATGTGTTGCTTGCCCCGCCGGTAAGTCGGGCTTAACTTCTTTGAGGATTCGCCTGAATTCAGCATAACTGGCATCAGGAAACAGAAAGCCTCGTGTTTTGCCGACTACGTAAGCCGCAACGTCATCAGAGATCGGGACCGTGCGCGGTGTGTTGGTTTTCGTCTTAACAAAAGACACCCGGTTATGAATCACATTCTCCGCCTTCAATCGCGCAGCTTCTCCCCATCTTGCTCCGGTACTCAAACACAGAACCGCAATTTTACGATTATCACCTGAGAGCGCAGCAAGTAAGGCGTCAATTTCCTCAAGAGTGAGATAGCCCGTTTCGGCTGTCTGCTCTTTCAGTTTTTTGAATCCCCTGAATGGATGCTCACCGTTATACAGTTCTGACTCAATCAGGGTTGTGAACATCCCACCTAGCGTGATCAGGTCGCGGTTGATGGTAGTTGGCTTAATACCTTCACCCCGACGTTGAGCACAATATTGCGTTATCAGGCTCTTGGTGATCTGGAAAGCGCACGGGTTTCCGGTCATCGTTTCGAAACGCTCAATTTTCCTGAGATACGATTGACCGTGCTCCTCATGTTTACCTTTCAGCTTCCACCACAACTCTTTCAGTTCTGACAATTGGCGTTTGTCCGTTGGTTTTGAGAGCCATTCCTTTGAGTGATGGTTATATTGAGTGTGCTTTTCAAAAGCCATCGCCTCGCTTTTCTTGTCGAACTTCCGACGGATGCGTTTTCCGTTACGCCCGGTCGGTCTAATGTCCACTTCATATCGACCATCATCGAGCTTTTTAACAGACATAAAGCCTCCCGATGATGTTACTGCGTACTTCAATTTCCTGATTTAAATAGCAAAAACTCACTGTGCATTTGCTGCACAAAAAAGCGCCGTAAATAGTTAGCCAGTTTTCTGGTCTGAGTGGGGTGACGTTGTTGTCTGCTGCCCAAAGTGCGCGAGAGCCGGTGCAATCTGCCCAGCTTCAGGTGATATCGTCTCTGTCATGAACCACATCGTGTATTTTTTGAACTGAGGATGATTCAAAATCTTCATCACCGCCTGTATGCCCATATCTTTTACGCCCTTCTCGTAACTCGAGAGAGAGCTGTATGGAACACCGGTTAAGTCACTGAATTCTTTTCTATTCATACGTTCCGACTCACGCATGATCGCAAGCTTCTCATTGACGGGTATCATCGTAATTAACACTCCACTATTGATAGAAAAACGATAACGGAGTAATCTTCTATTCGTTATCGCAAGTAAATGGCTCCAATATGGCAATTAATAGCCATTAGGAGCAATTAAAACACTAACGAGGAATACTCACAAATGAATAGGGTCATTGATAGTGCGAGCGACGCCGTCCCATATCAGGAATTCGCGCGTCTTATTGGCAAAACTCCTGCAGCAGTCAAAGGGATGATTGAGAAGGGTAAGCTGCCCGTGGTTGAGATGACTGATCCTCAGTCAACAAGCGGCCGAGCAGGGGAATACTGGGTTTACCTGCCAGCGTGGAACAAGGGTATGAAGATGGCCTATGACAGTCGCCCGAAAGAAATTCGTGACGGGTGGCTGATGTGGCTCGGATTAGGGGAGCCAGTATGAAGAATGAACCCCGTTGCATTGCTCAACTACTGCGTAGAGAAAGCCCTAGTCAGATTAACTTCACTATCACTCACGGTCGCGGACGCAAGGGCATCATTATCCGAACCCGTAAGACGGGTGTTATCGAGAAGCTTCGTAGCTTAGTCAAGAAGAGAGGACTGTGGTTATGACGGTAATGACACTTGATGTTATCCAGAAACAACCAACAGCGCTTCGTGGTCTGGTCTGCAAGTATCTGGCACAGCCTCGCTGGCAGGACACTTGTGATTTTTACAATCAGATGATGGAGCGGGAGCGGCTTACAGTTTGTTTCCACGCTCAATTAAAGCAGCGTCACTCTGTTATGCGCTTAGAGGAAATGGCTGAAGCCGATCGTGAGCGTCTTGTTTGTGCGCTTGATGAAATGAGGAATGCATTCACCCGGTATCGTCAACTTGGCGCGTCAAAAGCAACTTTCATCAGCCGCCTGACTGTCAGCCAAAGGCGCTCATTGTTTCTTCATGCTGGACTGACAGAGCAGGAATTTATGATGCCGCACTGGCGTTTGAATGATGAGGACTGCTACTGGCGTGACAAACTTTTCCGCGCTCTGCGAGAACTGTTCAGCCTGTTTGAGTACGCACCAACTATTTTAACCTCGGTAAAACCTGAGCAGTATTTACATTAATTAATCTGGATTCGACTTATTACGCGCCTTACAGCGTGGGGACTCCTTTTGTCCGGAGATAGGCAAATGCAAAAACAAAATACAGCGCAGCGGGGGATGTATTCGGCACATCTGGCGCAGGCAGTAAGCGAGGCACAGCGCGACTTGGCGACCCGTTACTCTTCTCAGTTTGATGGGCTTATCGCGTACATCAGTAAGTCAGAACTTAATCGCACCGAGATTATCGAGTTATTAGGCCAGGAGTCGGAAAAGTTACACAACTCAATTTTCGGTAGGGCTGGCTAACCACTTTCAACAGGAAGCAAAAATGAGCATACGCATCGAGATTAATAACCAGTACGTCATCACCAGTGACCGCTATCAATTCATATTGCAGGAAAAAAAGACCGCTACATCCGGGAAGAATGAAGGTAAGGAATGGTTGGACGTTGTGGGTTACTACCCGACCATTTCTAAGCTCGTTTCGGGTCTGTTACTGCATAAAATTTTAACAGCTGAGTCCCGTCAATTTTCGGATTTAGAAAAGCAGGTTGAGCGGCTGGCAGGTAAATGTCAGCAAGCTTTCAGCTCAAAGGCTAAGAACTAGGCTGTGCTAATGATGACGGATTCGATTATCCATTATCACGGCACGCCAGTATGGGGAGACGCCGGTAACGTTCATCGTGTTGCAGTGAATGGTGCTGGCGCTTTTGTTTCTTTTGCCAGACCTGACCAGCTCGCCGCCTCGATTAAATATGCTTGCGCCGTTGCTATTGATAATGGGGCTTTTTCCGCGTGGAAACGTGGTCTTGTTATCAATTGGCAGGAGTTTTATCGGTGGTTATTACCCCACTATCATCACCCAAAGGTGTCTTTCTTTGTTATTCCTGATGTGGTTGAGGGTGGAGAAGCTGACAATGATGCCCTTATCGATTCAATGCCTCGCTGTTTCCGGGATAAAGCCGCGCCTGTCTGGCATCTTCATGAGTCATTAGACCGACTGGTTGAGCTTTGTAATGAATGGCCTCGGGTGTGCTTTGGCTCATCTGGTGAATATGCCAGCATCAGGACTGAGCGCTGGCATCGCAGGATGCGTGAAGCATTCGATGCAATTTATCTGAAACATAGCTTTAAAACTAAAATTCATGGCCTTCGTATGCTGGATGGCCGTGTCCTTGGAAACTATCCGCTTGCTACTGCAGATAGCACAAATCTCGCCTGTAATATTCCAAAATTTACAAGCAAATACCCTGAGATAACTCGATTCATTCAGGAGGCGGATTACAACCAGAAACTGAGTGAGCGTGAACTTAAAGCCGCCATTCTTATTGGTCGCTGCGCTATTCTGAAAAACGCGATCGAGAGTGTCACGCCTCCTGCAATTCAATGCTGGTCTGAAATGCCAAAGCATCCGCAACAGTTGGAGCTTTTGGTGGCATGACTGATTTCACATACCCTTGGAATAAATCCCGCGAGGCCATTGGCCGCGACAGACCCCTTACACGTGCCGAACTCCGTCAGGTGCAAGGTGTTTTAAACCGTATTGACCGTCTGCCATTTTTCCTGCAGACGCTGTTTACATCGCGTTATAACTTCATCCGCCGTAAAAAGAGCCCTTTAGGTGGGCTGTATTTCCTTAAAAACACATTTGAGCGCAAGCTGCTGCCGCGTCTTGAGCGTGTTAATGAGCTGTGCGGGATGAATGAATCCGCCTCGATTGGTTTTCTGTCCGAGCGCGACCAGTATGCGCGCTTACCAGATATGAATGACAAAGAACTCAGGAAATTTGCGGCCAGAATTGCCTCTCAGCTCTGGAGCAAATACGAGGAGTTAAGCGACGCCTGGGCGGAGGCGCACGGCGGGAAAGAGACACTTTTCACCGATGAAGCTCAGTCGCACCTATACGGGCAAGTGGCCGGTGTTGCTCGCGCATTTAACATCACCCCGATGTACTGGAAAAAATACCATAAGGGTCAGATGACGATCCGCATGGCATTTTCCGCTATTTCACGACTGATTAAGGACGAGTGGTGGGTCAACCAGCTCAAGGCGCAGCGGATGCGCTGGCGCGAGGCGCTGCTCATCGCAGCAGGTGAGGTCAACAAAGACCGTTCACCTTACGCAAGCAAAATAGCAATCCGCGATGTTCACGCGCGCCGTCTGGCTAATCTCGAATACCTGAAATCCTGCGAGCTGGAAAACAAAATCACCGGCGAACGTATTGACCTCATAAGCAAGGTCATGGGGAGTATTTCGAACCCTGAAATACGTCGAATGGAGCTGATGAATACTATCGCCGGGATTGAACGCTACGCGACCAGCGTTGGTGACGTGGGAATGTTTATCACGTTGACCACGCCATCGAAGTATCACCCGACCCGTCAGGTTGGCAAAGGTGAAAGCAAAACGGTGCAGCTCAATCACGGCTGGAACGAAACAGCATTCACACCCAAAGACGGCCAGAGCTATCTGTGCCGAATCTGGAGCCTGATGCGTACAGCTTTCAAAGATAACGATTTAGAGGTTTACGGGATGCGCGTTGTCGAACCGCACCATGACGGCACGCCACACTGGCACATGATGCTGTTTTGCAAACCCGGTCAGCGTAAAGCCATTAACGAAATTATGCGTCGTTATGCCCTCAAAGAGGACGGACACGAAAAGGGCGCGGCAAAACAGCGCTTTGAATCACGCCATCTTAATCAGGGCGGAGCGGCGGGTTATATCGCTAAATACATTGCAAAAAATATCGACGGTTACGCGCTCGACGGCCAGCTCGATAATGACACCGGCAAGCCTCTGAAAGACACGGCCGCAGCTGTCACCGCATGGGCGTCAACATGGCGCATCCCTCAGTTTAAACCGATTGGTCTCCCGACGATGGGCGCTTACCGCGAACTGCGCAAACTGCCACGTGGGGTGAGTATTGCCTGCGAGTTTGACGACCGGGTCGAGGCCGCGCGAGCTGCTGCAGATGAGGGTGACTTTGAGCGGTACATCATCGCGCAGGGTGGGGCAAACATGCCGCGTGATGCTCAGGCCGTCAGGGTCGCCCGTAAGGTGACGGATGAGGTTAACGAGTACGAGGAAGATATCGAGAGGGTGGTCGGTATTTATGCCCCTCATCTCGGGGCTGACCGTGTCCATGTAACCCGTACAGCCGAATGGCGTATCGTTCCAAAGGTTTTGGCCGTTGAGCCTTTGACCTTAAAAAGCGGCTCTGCCGCGCCTCGGAGTCCTGTCAATAACTGTGGAAAGCCTACCGGCGGTGGCGATCCAGTTATGACCCCCACACCGTCTGAGCAAGCCGCAGCGGCGTTAAATCTGATTGAGCGCGGGGTTATCGGCTGGAATGAGCCAGACGTTGTGAAAGTGCTTAACGGCGCGTTAAAAGCTGGTTCACCGCGCAAAAATCGCCAGCAAAGAAGCAATGCGCCGCTTAAAACGAGCGAACAAGCACCATCAGCTAGGATGACGAAGCCCGAAAGGGATCGAATCGCAAAAATTCGTTTCGAGTTAGCTCAGGAAGGTATTGTTCCTGAACGATGGGAGGTTGAAGCTCTGGCGAGAGGGGCAACAGTAATTTATGGGGATAAACGGTTTTGTTTTGCTGTACAGGAAAACTGGATGGTGTTTCCCTTAAACTGGTGAGAAAATGTATATTAGCAAACTCGAAGGAAAACGCTGTAACTTAAGGTAACACTCAAATTTAACAGGGTGACCATCGATGGTTAAATTAAGGGGTGATGTTTCAATGAAGATTGCTTTCGCGAGAGGTATGATAAACAGATTATGCAGGTGTTTTTTTTATAGGCATAATAAAGAGATACCTTGTATTCAAGTAGGTAAGCCACTGCAAGATATAATTTTTTGGCTCAAATACAATGATGAGGAAGTGGCAAAATGCGCTAGCGCTCTGTTAAGGAATTATGGGGAAAAATTAGGGATAAGTGACCTTCATAGCGCTAAACAGTTGTTGTTAAGCTTTTGCTCTGAAGCCTTCAACTGTATAGATGCCGATTTCTTATCGCTTAACCCAGAACAAAGATCCGTTGATAGTATAATATCAAAGGTGCACAGGGAAAATCTCTGTGAAATGTTTGGTTATTATATAACCTCACAAATGAAACTTTACCCTTATATATACAATCTTAGGTGTGTTAGGTTTGATGGGCAATTAAAGTTACAGGATAATCTTTATCTCTATGGCCCGGGGCAGGGTGCTGCTTTATTGTCTAATATTAAATCTAAAGCTGGCATTGACGTTTATGAATCCTTCTTTGATGAGAAAGATATACGAGATGAACCGATTGGGAGATATTTCAATCATTCATACTCGACAGTTGTACTTATCTATGCACCATCTCAACAGGATGCAGTTGAGATGCTGAATCTGCTATTTGGTGGATTATGTGTTACTGTAAATAATCCATTCACTATTAACTCCTGTGATGTTAATAATAAAATTGAGAGCTTCTCTGAGGGGAGGTATCATATTTCTAATTTTCGTGTAAACATTCCATCATTGTTAACTTTAAATATTGATGGTTTAGTTTGCGAACAGTTAGTAAAAATATTATCTAGATCTGATAAGCGTGTTTTATCTGCTCTTTCGTTCATTGCTCATGGTTGGGGGAGTGATCGTCGTGAGAGGTTTTTAAATCAATTTATAGCTCTTGATGCAATGTATGGTAATAATGCAGGTAACAAAGCATCTATTATCGGTGGCGTCTGTCGTGATGCGATAAGTATTTTTGATGTGAGATCTAAAATAGAAATAATCTACGAACTTAGATGCAGGTTTGTTCATGGCGATATTTCCACTTTATCGGCGCATGTAAAATATCTAAAATTTGTAGATTGCCACGGGAGCGATCCTGTTGAGTCTCTTTTTGAAATACTTAAAGAGTGCGTTCTCAATTATCAAGGTGTGTATGAAGCACCAAAAGAATATAGTAACTCTCGGACAATGAATGTACCCGTTGAGCTTGCTGAGGATGTGAAAAAGATGATTGAGAGCTTCAAAAATGGCAAGTGAAGTGATAGCGAAGCTTAGTTTTAGCTGTGCATCTATCAGGTGCATGTATTTGCATCAGCTTTTTAGTTCGTTTTTTGTGAGCTGGCTCCAGTGTTCGCGTGGCTCGGAGCTCCTGATGCACCTGCATTAAAAGCGACCCATTAAGCGGGCAGGCGAGGCGGGGATAGTACTGCGCGCCGGACGTGGTGACAGGATTTATTTTGCGCGTCTGTGCGCGTTGTCATGGCGCTCTGTGCTCTGGGGGCGGTCAATGTGATGCGGTAGTGATTGCGTCGCGTGTGCGCCGTCTGACGTGCTTTGAGGGTGTGCCGCCTAGAGGCGGCATTTTGGGCGGGGTTTAGTCGGTCTCGATGCTGTAATCCTTGAAGCGGATCACCTCCATTCCTAACCAATCATTAATCTCTTTGAAACGCTCCTGCAGCGGCGTCAGCTCGTTACGCACAAACACCCGCGCCACCTTCTCGATATCGCCCATCGAGCCGATATTCTCCGGCTTGCCGCCCATAAGCTGGAACGGCACGCGGTGCGCATCGAGCAGGTCAGCGGCGCTCACCTTCTTGATGTTAAAAAAATCATCCTTCGTGGCGACTTCACTCAACGGCACGATCTTAATGCCATCCGGTTTCCCGTTTGGGGCGTAGAAAAACAGGTTTTTAAAATTACCAAGCCCTTTAGAGTCGCGCATCGCGGAGCGCAGCGCCTCAACGTCGGTGCTGCTTTGCGCCGCGTCGGTCACGTACATGATGTAACCCGCGTGCGCGCCATTCTGGTAATACTTGCGACGAAACAGCGTGGCGGATTCATTCAGCCAGGCGGAATTAAGTGCGCTCAGGTATTCCGGCATCCCGTAAAGCTCCTGGTTGATATCGGGCTCAAGCAGATGAAACACCGAACCGGGGGCGAACTGGTGCGGGTGGGTGAAGTCCGACACGTACCAGTATACGCCATCCTCAACGCCACGGCGGGTGTATTTGGCCGGGGAGGTTTCCAGTTTAAAGAGCTGGCCGGTCACGCTCATGCGCTTTTCGAGATAGCCGTTGGCAAACACCAGATAATCAAGCACAAGACGGCTGAAGTCCTGACGAGACAGCAACGGGTGCGGGATAAAGGTGCTGGTCAGAATATTGCGCTTTACGTAAATCGGGGAGCTGTGATGCACGGCGGCGCGCAGGCTTTTTGCCAGACCCGAGAAATTGACCGGCGGTTCGTACCATTTGCCGTTATTGATACACTCGACATAGTCGAGGATATCGCGGCGATCCAGAACGGGTGACGGCTCGCCAAAGGTGAACGCTTCCATTTTTTGCGGTGCGCTGGCAGTCATGCTGGTCTGTTTTGGCTGTTTCTTTTGGCGTTTTTTCATCTTAGTTAATGTCCAGAATTGAGGTGGAGTGCATACCGCTACCGGCGGAAAGTGGCTCGTTTAACAGGGCGTGCATGGTCGCCCACGCGATATCCGCGTGGCTGGCTTCCTCGCTGCGGCTGGCTTCATAGGTGGCGCTGCGGCCGCTGCTGGTCATGGTTTTGCGGATAGCCATAAATGACTGAGTGATGTCGGTCGCACCGGCGTCATATTCCAGACACCCGCGCCTGATGGTGTCTTTTGCTTTCAGCACCATCGCCGTTTTCATTTCCGGCGTGTAGCGGATGGCGCGCGCCGCCGGGAAGAATGAGCGCACGAGCTGGTAAACACCCTGGCCGATGCCGGTCGCATCGATACCGATATAGTCGACGTTGTATTTTTCGGTCAGCGCCCGGATGGCCTCGGCCTGTGCGGCAAAATCCATGCCTTTCCACTGGTGACGCTCAAGAATGCGGAACTTGCCACCGGCAACCAGCGGAGGAGCCAGTACCGCACAGCCTGCGCTGTCGCCTGTGTGTGACGGGTCATAACCAATCCATACCGGACGCCAGTTAAACGGACGGTCGGCAAAGGGTTCGAAGTCCTCCCATTCCTCCATCGCATCGACCATGCAGCGCTGCAGTTCCTCGAACGGAAATACCGACGCTTTATCGTCGACGAACTCGCACATGAACAGGTTACGGAAGTCATCCGCGCTGTTTTCCTGCTTAAGCTGGTCGAGGTTAAACAGGGTGCAGCCACCGGCGAGCGCGTCCTCAATGGTGACAATCTGCCGCCACTGGCCGTCCCCGCATAACATGCCACCGGCAAGCGCCTGATGACTGATATCGATGTCGACACGTTCGTCGCGGTTACTGCGCCCACGGTTAAACAGCTCGCCTGACCAGAACGGGTAAGCACCGTGCGCCAGCGTGGACGGCGTCGAAAAATAGGTGGTGCGCAGGTGCGACTGAGAGGCCATGCCCGACGCGACTTTGCGCAGCTTCTGGAAATTGGGGATCCAGAAAATTTCGTCGACATACAGGTCGCCGTTGTGGCTCTGCGCGGTGTTGGAATTGGTCCCGAGGAAAATCAGCTCTGCGCCGTTGTTGCCGATGACAATCGGGTCGCCTGACAGGTCGACGTCGACCAGACGCGCAAAGGCGATGATGTACTTACGGAATACGTAAGCCTGCGTTTTACTGGCTGATAAAAATATCTGGTTTTGCCCGGTTTTAAGGGCGCGCAGGAGCGACTCGCGTGCAAAGTAGAACGTCGCGCCAATCTGGCGGGATTTCAGGATATGACGGATGCGATGCTCTAATCCCGCTTTATGCCAGCGGAGCTGATAGTCAAAGGACTGGTCGAAGAAAATCTCTTCCAGCTTCTCAATTGCCTCCTCGCTGAAATAGTTTCGTTTCGGCTTTTTGCGATCCCCTTTGTTGCGGCTGGCAATATTGGGATTTAAATCCACCTCGTTTCCGGTCTGGCCGTAGCGGTTCACGCGCGCAAGGCGCTCCATCTGGCGCGACAGAAAATCAGCGACTTTAAAGTCATGCGCCGTCAGGTCGGGCTTGGCGTAAAGCTGGATGAGTCGCGCCTCTAACGTCGATTCAACGCGGTTAATCGGCGCGGTTTCCTCCCATCCATCACGCTGTTTCCAGCTTTGCACCGTCGGGCGCTTGAGCTGCAGCATCTCGCAAATTTGCGGCACGGCGAACCCCTGCCAGTACAACAGCCGCGCCTGTCGTCGCGGGTCATTGAGCAGTGAAAGGTCAGTTGAAATGGTCATGCTTACCTCGTTTTGATGTCACGAGGCAAGGCTAAGGAAATGGCCGGGTATTATCGCTAAACCCTTGTTGTGTAGGATCTAATCGGATCGTAAGCGGTGGCTGATACGGGTCAGAGTCGGGAAACTAACCCCGACCCGAAAACCCAACATCAGGACACCTGAACAATGGCAAAGAAAGTTTCTAAATGGTTTCGCCTCGGCGTCGAGGGTGACACCTGCGATGGCCGCGTCATCAGCGGCGATGATATTCAGGATATGGCCGACACGTTCGACCCGCGCGTCTACGGCTGCCGCATTAACCTCGAACATATCCGGGGGCTGATGCCTGACAGCGCGTTTAAACGTTATGGCGATGTGACCGAGCTTAAGGCGGAGATTATCAGCGATGGCTCTGCGCTCGATGGCAAAAAGGCGCTGTTTGGCAAAATCCAGCCGCTCGATGAGCTGGTCAGCATGGTTAAGGCCGGGCAGAAGGTTTACACCTCCATGGAAATCCGCCCGAACTTTGCCAACAGTGGCAAGTGCTATCTGGTTGGCCTCGCCGTCACCGATGACCCGGCAAGCCTCGGCACCGAATACCTCGAATTCTGCAGCCGCGCCGCGCAGAACCCGCTCGCCGGTAAAAAAGACCAGCCGGACGACGTTTTTTCTGTGGCCTCACTGGCTGAGCTGGAGTTTCAGGACGTTCCCGACACCATGCTCAACAGTCTGACCGATAAGGTGAGAGCTATTTTTGGCCGTAAGCAGGCCAGCGATGACGCCCGTTTCGCCGATGTGCATGAGGCTGTCACCACCGTCACCGAGCTGGTGCAAACCAACCTCACCGCCACCGACCAGCGCGTCACTGAGCTGGAAACCGAACTGGCGAAGCTTAAGCAGGACGTGACCAGCAAGGCCGATGAAAGCGCGCAGGCGTTTAATGACCTCAAAAACTCCCTCGATAACACCGAAAGCCAGCGACAGCCGCGCCGCGAGCGTTCAAAAGGCGGCACGGGCGACGAGCTGCTGACCAACTGCTGATAATCCGCCGGGCGTGCTGTCCGGCCTGTTACCTATTACCTGAACAGGAATAACCATGCGTAAAGATACCCGCTTCAAATTCAATGCCTACCTGTCCCGCGTTGCGGAGCTGAACGGCGTTTCCACCGATGACGTGGCGAAAAAATTCACCGTCGAGCCGTCGGTCACGCAAACCCTGATGACCACCCTGCAGATGTCATCCGCGTTTCTGACCAAAATCAACATCGTGCCGGTCGACGAGCTGAAAGGCGAAAAAGTCGGGGTGGGCGTTAACGGTACGATTGCCAGCACCGCCGACACCGCCGGTGATGATGAGCGTAAGACCGCTGACTTTACCGCGCTGGAGTCAAATAAATACGAGTGCGCGCAGATTAACTTTGACTTCCATATCCGCTACAAACAGCTCGACCTGTGGGCGCGATTCCAGGACTTCCAGACCCGTATCCGTGACGCGATTATCAAGCGTCAGTCGCTCGATTTCATCATGGCCGGTTTCAACGGTATTAAGCGCGCCGATACGTCTGACCGCGCGAAAAACCCTATGCTGCAGGACGTGGCGACCGGCTGGCTGCAGAAGTACCGCAATGAAGCGCCAGCACGCGTGATGTCAATAATTACTGACGAGGAAGGGGCGGTAATTTCTGAAGTGATCCGCGTGGGTAAAAACGGCGACTATGCGAACCTCGACGCGCTGGTCATGGATGCCACCGGCAATCTGATTGACGAGATTTATCAGGATGACCCGGAGCTGGTTGTCATCACCGGGCGTAAGCTGATGGCGGATAAATATTTCCCTATCGTTAATCAGGAGCAGGCAAACACCGAGTCACTGGCCGCTGACATCATCATCAGCCAGAAGCGAATCGGCAACCTGCCAGCCGTGCGCGTGCCGTACTTCCCGGCTAATGCCCTGATGGTGACGCGCCTCGACAACCTGTCTATTTACTTCATGGATGACGCACACCGCCGCGCCATCATCGAAGAGCCGAAAAAAGACCGCGTCGAAAACTACGAGTCCATGAATATTGACTACGTAGTCGAGGCTTACGCCGCCGGTTGCCTGATTGAAAACATCAAGCTCGGTGACTTTACTCCTCCTGCAGCACCGGAAAGCGCTTCCGCGCCTGCAGATAACGAAGGCGGAGAGTAAGCCATGACGAGTCCCGCAGCGCGTCACATGATGCGGGTCTCGGCCTCTGAAACAGCGCGGCGGGCTGCTGTCCCGCTGCGCAATGCAACTGCCTATGAGCAGATGCTCGTTAAGCTGGCCGCAGACAACCGCACGCTGAAACAAATCCGATCCAATGAGCGCAAGGCAGACAAAAAGCGCGAGCTGCTGCCGTTCTATCTGCCGTGGGTCTCTGGTGTCCTCGCAAACGGCAAAGGCGCACAGGATGACATCGTCATGACGGTGATGCTGTGGCGTCTCGATGCTGACGATATCGCCGGGGCGCTGGAGATAGCCCGTTACGCCATGACCTACGGCCTCACCATGCCGGTCGGTCGCCGTCCGACGCCGTGCCTGCTGGCTGAAGAGGTCACGCTCGCCGCGCAGCGCCTGCTCGCTGCAAAACAGCCGGTCGAACTGGCGAACCTGCTCGACACCATCGCGCTGACGGAGCGCGCGGATATGCCCGATATCGTGCGTGCGAAGCTGCACAAAATCACCGGCTACGTGCTGCGTGATGCGAAGCAACTGTCCGAGGCGCTGGCGCACCTGCAGCGTGCGATCCAGTTAGAAAGCACTATCGGGGTGAAAAAGGATATCGAGCAGTTAGAGCGCCAGCTCAGGCCAAAACCTGAACCCGCCCCGAAAACCCAAAAGACTAAACCGCGCACGCGCAAACCTGCCGCTAAACCGGCGGCACGGCGCGGGCGTCCACCAAAGGCGGCAAAAGCCGCAGGTTAACCGAGCGCTCCCCGAGCCGGGCGGCACGCCGTTCAATGCGGGTATTCCTTACCCTGACTGCGAACGGCGTCCACCGCCCACCTATTACCCGAGGTTGTCATGACGACGCTGATTATTGAGCCAAAACAAGAGCCGCAGGATGTGCCGGGCGTGGTGATACCGCCACCGGGCGTGAGCGAGCCGGTAATCAAAAACACCCTGTTTTTTCCTGACGTGGATCCGAAGCGCGTGCGGGAGGAAATGCGTTTAGAGCAAACCGTTTCCCCCGTGCGCCTGCGCCGGGCGATTAAGACCGCCATCGCGGAGACAAATGCGGAGCTGAGCGAATGGCGCGAGCGCCAGCTCGAAGCCGGTCACGCCACGCTGGCGGATGTCCCGACCGACCAGCTCGACGGTGAGAGCGTGCGCGTTTTCCACTATTTCAACGCCGTGTGTGCCATGACGACGGCCACGCTTTACGAGCGTTTTCGCGGCGTGGATGCGACCGCCAAAGGTGACAAAAAGGCCGACAGCATCGACAGCACTATCGATGAGATGTGGCGGGATATGCGCTGGTCTGTGGCGCGCATCCAGGACAAAGCGCGCTGTATCGTGGGGCAAATCTGATGAAAGCGTATGCGCTGCAGGGCGACACCCTCGACGCGATTTGTGCCCGGTATTACGGGCGCACCGAGGGGGTAGTCGAAACCGTCTTAGAAGCGAATCCCGGTCTGTCCGAGCTCGGCGTCATTCTGCCGCACGGCACGGCAATAGAACTGCCCGAGACCGAGAGCGCGGCCAGAACCGAAACGGTGAATCTATGGGACTGAGCATGGAAAAAATCACCACGTTTATAGCCTACTGGCTGGCCGTTGCGCTGGCGTATCTCGGGGCAATTTCACCCGAAAAGATGGCGCTTTACGTGGGCGGCGGATGCGCCATTTTTACCGCGCTGACGAACTACTGGTTTAAGCGCAAAACCTATCTCTATCTGACGTCACTCGGACTCGATAAGGGGGCTATTCGTGAAATCAATCGTTAAACGTTGCAGTGTGGCCGCAGTGCTGGCGCTGGCGGCGCTGATGCCTGACTTTCGTCTGCTTAACACCTCGCCCGGGGGGCTGGCGCTGATTGCCGACCTCGAAGGTTGTCGCCTGACGCCTTACCAGTGCAGCGCGGGAGTGTGGACGTCAGGCATCGGCCACACTGCAGGCGTCGTCCCGAAAGGGGAAATCACCGAGCGTCAGGCGGCGGCGAACCTTGTCGCGGATGTGATGAACGTCGAGAAACGTCTCGCGGTCTGTGCGCCGGTGGAAATGCCGCAACAGGTTTACGATGCGCTGGTCAGCTTCTCATTCAACGTGGGAACCGGCGCGGCCTGCCGCTCAACGCTGGTCTCGTACATCAAGCGTCATCAATGGTGGCAGGCGTGCGACCAGCTCACCCGTTGGGTTTATGTGAATGGCTCAATCAATAAAGGGCTGGAAAATCGCCGCGCGCGTGAGCGTGCCTACTGCATCAGGGGTATTCAATGAAAGTGATGTTGTTTTTACTGGCCGCGCTGATGGCGGTTGTGCTCTGGCAGCGCCATGAAAACGGCAACCTGATGCGCTCCTTTGAACGGGCAAACAAGGTGGCAGTTGAACAGAAAAATGTGATCGGTATGCTGAAAAATCAGCTTTCCGTTTCGCAGGGAATTGCCAGGAAAAACGAAACCGCGCAGGTCAGTTTACGCGGTGAGTTAATCGCCGCCGGTGCAATGGCCGTGCGACGGGAAGAAACCATTACAAGGCTGATAAATGAGAATGAAACGTTACGCCGCTGGTATAGCGACAAGCTGCCTGATGTTGTGCGCAGGCTGCACACCCGCGCCGGTTGCGCCTCCGCCGGTCATTGTTTACAGCGCCTGCCCGAAGGTGAGTTATTGCCCGATGCCGGAAAGCGATCCGGTCGTTAATGGCGACCTGAGTGCAGATATCCGCAGGCTTGAGCACGCGCTCGCCGCCTGCGCGCTGCAGATTGAAACCGTCAAAGACTGTCAGGATAAACTCGATGAAGAAAGCAATCAGCCTGCGCAAGGCGTTAATTGACGCCGTCCCGCAGCTTAAAACCAATCCCGAGATGATGCGCATTTTTGCCGACGAGGGGAATATCGATGCGCGGCTCGCGGCTTCCCTGTCCCACGAGAAAATCTACACTTTGAATGTGATCGTGTGTGACTTTGTGGGCGACCCCGATTTGATATTCGTGCCGGTGGCCGCATGGCTGCGTGAGAATCAGCCGGATATCTGCACGCTCGATGACGGCCGTAAAAAGGGCTACCGTTTCCAGATGGATTTGAACGACGAGGACAGTGTCGACATTAGTATCAGCCTGCAGCTCACCGAGCGCACCCTCATCAAAGAGGAAAACGGCGCGCTGCATGTCAGCTATGCCCCTGAGCCTCCGCTGCCTGAGCCGGTCACGCGGCCGAAAGAGCTCTATATTAACGGCGAACTGGTGAGCAAATGGGATGAGTGACTTTAAGCCTTTTGAGAACCAGCTCGCCGGGCTTCTTGCTGCCCTGTCACCCGCAGGGCGTCGCAAGCTTGCCGGTGATATTGCAAAGGAGCTGCGCAAGTCGCAACAGCAACGGATTAAACAGCAAAAAGCACCGGACGGTTCACCGTATCAGGCGCGAAAGCATCAGCCTCTCAGGGCTAAGACCGGGCGAATTAAACGGGCGATGTTTCAGAAACTCCGCACGAGCCGGTACATGAAAGCCACTGGCCGTGAAAACAGCGCGGTGGTGGAATTTACCGGCAAAGTGCAGCGCATCGCGCGTGTCCATCAGTACGGGCTAAAAGACCAGCCAACCCCGCATGCAAAGGAAGTGCAATATCCAGAAAGGCAATTGTTGGGGTTTGACAGCGTTGCTATACAACTGATTGAAGAGAGGATATTAATAGCCTTAAGAAAATAAATAAGGTTTAGTCAATGGAAAAGAAGTTTGAACTATTGAGGAAACGAATCAAAGAATCCCAGCGACTAGTAATGGATTCTGTAATCGGCGATCACAATGTTGATATGTGCATGCTGTGTGGTTCTACAAAGGAAATTACGCGTGAGCATGTAATCCCTCAGTGGGCGTTTGAGTCAAATCCAGAAAAACACTTAGTCAACAAGAAAAACAATCAGCCTGTTAATTATATCAAAACTACTATTCCTGCATGTAAGGAATGTAATTCTGAATTGTTGGGGGCATTCGAAGACAATCTTAAACGGATATTGCTGGGCAAAAAAGCATACGAACTAACATCCAAAGATGTCGACTGCATTATATGGTGGTTGCAATATCTAGGTTTTAAATTACAGCTTATGGATCTTCGAACTCGTTTTCTAAGGTTTAAAGACAAGGAATACATTCCCTTCTTGTCAAAGATACCAATTGCTATGTTTTGGGGGGATATAGATACAACGCCAAATAAAGTTTTCAGAATCATCAGGAAGACGAGGCGCGCTTTGATGAGAAAGAGAAAGTGCGATATGCATAACTCTCTATTGATTTTTGAGACATCAAACAACAATTTTCACTTTTTTCATAAAGTCGATGAGTTTATTTTTATCGAGCTACCTCATGTAAAAAAAGCTTTTTTCTTTTTTTACAGTAAAGAGTTTGAAAATCATGACGAGTCACTGAAAGAGGGTATGGCTGTTATCAAGAAGCACTATTAATTGATTCCGTAGTTGTTACATAGCTGATAAAACACCGCCTCATTGCTGCTGGCCTCGTCCGGCGGCATCCTTTCCCCATGAATAATTTAAATTCTCTGCAGGAAATCGCACGCGCGATCCGCAACCTTATCCGCACCGGCATTGTGACCGACGTTGACCTCGACGAGGGGCTGTGTCGTGTCCAGACCGGCGGTATGCAAACCACCTGGCTTAACTGGCTCACCTGTCGCGCTGGTCGTTCTCGCGTGTGGTGGGCTCCCTCGGTCGGTGAGCAGGTGTTATTACTGGCCATCGGCGGCGAGCTCGATACGGCCTTTGTGCTGCCGGGCATTTTCTCTGATGACCATCCCGCGCCGTCTGCCTCGCCCGATGCGCTTCACGTCTCCTTTCCTGACGGGGCGGTTATCGAGTACGAGCCCGAAATCGGGGCGCTCACCGTGTCCGGTATCAAAACCGCCGACGTCACCGCGTCGGATTCCATTACGGCCACCGTGCCGGTGGTAATGGTGAAAGCGGAAACCCGTATCACGCTCGATACGCCCGAGGTGGTATGCACCAACAAGCTGACGACCGGCACGCTCGAAGTGAAGCAAGGCGGGAAGATGACCGGGAACATCGAGCACACCGGCGGGATATTTACCTCAAACGGCGTGCAGGTGGATGACCACGACCACGGCGGCGTCGAGCGGGGCGGAAGCTGGACGGAGGGCACTAAATGACGGTGCGTTATCTGGGAATGAACAGCCAGACCGGGCTCAGTATCTCGGAGGTCGAGCACATCAGGCAAAGCGTGCGCGACATTCTGGTTACGCCGGTTGGCTCGCGCGTCATGCGCCGTGAATACGGCTCGCTCCTGTCGGCTCTGATTGACCAGCCGCAGACCCCGGCGCTGCGCCTGCAGATTATGGCCGCGTGTTATTCCGCGATCCAGAAATGGGAGCCGCGCGTCAGCCTGACGAGCATCACCTTTGAGCGGTCGGAGGATGACGGCGGCCTGTATGTCGACATCACCGGCACGCGCGCGGCCAACGGCCAGCCCTTTTCCCTCACCATTCCACTGAGTTAAACGCTATGGCAATTGTTGACCTGAACCAGCTCGCCGCGCCCGAAGTCGTGGAAGTGCTGGATTATGAGAGCATCCTGAGCGAGCGCAAGGCAACGCTCGTCTCGTTATACCCCGAAGAACAACAGGAGGCCGTCGCGCGCACCCTGACGCTCGAATCAGAGCCGATTGTTAAGCTGCTGCAGGAAAACGCCTACCGGGAAGTTATCTGGCGACAGCGCGTCAACGAGGCCGCGCGTGCGGTCATGCTGGCCTATGCTGCTGACAGCGACCTCGACCAGATAGGCGGAAATTACAACGTTGAGCGCCTCGTCATCACACCTGCAGATGACACGACGTTTCCGCCCACGCCAGCCGTTATGGAGTCGGACACCGACTACCGCCTGCGCATTCAACAGGCTTTTGAGGGGTTGAGTACCGCAGGCTCTACCGGCTCATATCAGTTTCATGGCCGCAGCGCCGACGGGCGGGTCGCAGATATTTCCGTCATCAGTCCCGAGCCAGCGTGCGTGACCGTGTCCGTGCTGTCGCGTGAAAATAACGGCGTGGCCTCTGACGAGCTGCTCGCCATTGTGCGCACTGCGCTTAACGACGAGGACGTCCGGCCGGTTGCCGACCGCGTGACCGTGCAGTCAGCGAAAATTGTCGACTATAAAATCACCGCGTCGCTTTACCTTTACCCCGGTCCCGAAAGTGAGCCGGTGCTCAGTGCGGCAAAAGCAAAGCTGCAGGCGTATATCACCGCACAGCACCGCCTCGGGCGTGACATCCGTAAATCAGCCATCTATGCGGCGCTTCACGTCGAGGGGGTGCAGCGCGTCGAGCTGGCCGCGCCGGTGGCCGACATCGTGCTCGATGACACGCAGGCGTCATGGTGCACCGAGTACAGCGTCACCATAGGGGGTAACGATGAGTAGTACCCGCCTGTTGCCGGTGGGCTCCTCGCCGCTTGAGGTGGCGGCGGCGCGCGCCTGCGCTGAAATCGAAAACACCCCCGTTCCCCTGCGCCGTCTCTGGAGCCCTGACGACTGCCCGGCAAGCCTGCTGCCGTGGCTGGCGTGGGCGTTTTCCGTTGACCGATGGGATGAGAGCTGGCCGGAGACCACAAAACGGGAAGTGATCCGCGCGGCGTGGTTTATCCATGCGCACAAGGGAACGATTGGCGCAGTGCGGCGCGTGGTGGAGCCGCTCGGCTATCTGATAAACGTGTCTGAATGGTGGGAGACAAACGACCCGCCCGGCACGTTTCGCCTCGATATCGGCGTGTTAGAGACGGGCATCACCGAGGAAATGTACTACGAAATGGAGCGGCTTATTGCCGATGCAAAGCCAGCCAGCCGCCATTTAATCGGCCTCAATATTATTCAGGACATCCCCGGCTACCTCTACACCGGCGCTCTGTCCTATGACGGCGACATCATCACGGTTTACCCCGGATAAGTGAGAGCACAATGACAGTGAAATACAAAACGGTCATCACCAAAGCCGGTGCAATCAAACTGGCTGCAGCGACCCTTCCTGACGGGAAAAAGGTGAATCTGACGGCGATGGCCGTGGGTGACGGTGGCGGCACGCTGCCGGTGCCTGACCCGAACCAGGCAAAACTCGTAAAAGAGGTCTGGCGTCATGCGCTGAATAAAATCAGCCAGGACAAAAAGAATAAAAATTACGTCGTGGCGGAGCTGCTTATTCCACCGGAGACCGGCGGTTTCTGGATGCGCGAGCTCGGGCTCTATGATGACACCGGCACGCTGATTGCGGTCGGCAATATGGCCGAAAGCTACAAGCCAGCGCTGGCGGAGGGGTCAGGCCGCGCGCAGACCGTGCGTATGGTTATCATGGTGAGCGACATCGAGTCAGTCGAGCTGACGATTGACTCCTCAACGGTGATGGCAACGCAGGACTACGTCGACGACAAGATTGCGGAGCATGAGCAGTCCCGCCGTCATCCTGACGCCACGCTCACCGCAAAGGGCTTTACTCAGCTCAGCAGCGCGACCGACAGCGCGTCTGAGAGCGTCGCAGCGACCCCGAAAGCGGTCAAGGCGGCGTATGACCTTGCTGACGGGAAATATACGGCTCAGGACGCGACCACGGCGAAAAAGGGTATCGTCCAGCTCAGCAGCGCGACCGATAGCGCGTCTGAGAACGTCGCCGCGACGCCGAAAGCGGTTAAGGCGGCGTATGACATTGCCAAAGGTAAATACACGGCTCAGGACGCCAGCACGGCGCAAAAGGGTATCGTCCAGCTCAGCAGTGCGACCGACAGCACGTCTGAGGTTCTGGCCGCAACGCCGAAAGCGGTTAAGGCTGCTAATGACAACGCTAACGGGCGCGTACCATCCGGGCGCAGGATTAATGGTCATGCGCTGACTGATGATTTTAATATCAGCGCGCAGGATATTTTCAACGGGCAGGCCGCGGCAATTGGCAATGCCGCCGACCTGAACGCCTACACCACGGCGGGACTGTATTACCAGCCAGCAAACGCGCAGGCTCAAACCGGCAGGAACTATCCAGAAGCTAACGCCGGTTCGCTGGAAGTCTATAAGCATGCCGGTATCACGCAGATTTACCGGATTTATAACAGTTCCCGCTCGTACATTCGCACGCTTTACAGCGGGACGTGGTCAGCCTGGACGAAGCAGTATGATGCAGCTAATAAACCTTCCCCGGCTGATATTAATGCCGTAAACAAAGGCGGCGATACAATGACCGGGCCGCTTAAGATTCGTTCTGCCGATGCGTTGCGCATCTACAATGCGGAATACGGCATGATTTTTCGTCGCTCAGAAACTAATTTTTACCTTATCCCGACCGCAAAAGACCAGGGCGAAAATGGCGGTATAAGTGGACTACGCCCGCTTTATATCGACCTCACCAACGGCAGAGTGACGCTGGGTAACGGAGCAGTCGTTAACGGCGGTCTTGGGCTGGGAGTAGTCAGCGGCCTTGGGGGGAACTCTATTGCCCTGGGTGATAATAACACCGGCTTCAAACAGAACGGAGATGGTGTTCTGGATGTTTATGCCAACAGCAAGCAGGTAATGCGATTCCTGAGCAGTGGCATAACGAGTTATACGCTCTTCAACATGAATGCAGGCGCATCATTGAGCAGCACTCTCACCTTTAAAAACGGTAGCAGTATCACGTCAGAGAAAACTGGCGCCAACCCCCGAAACGGCCGAATTTACTGGGGCGGTGATGCGAGTCGCGGCAACAGGATAGAATTTGCAGATGATGCTGGCTGGAAGGCCTACATTGAGCGCCATCCCTCGAATGGTGTGCAGTTAGTAGTAAATGGTCGAATCAATGGAAGTATTATTTATTCCAGCGGTGAGGTACAGGCGGGAGGAGGTAAGGCACGCCTTGCTGCTGACGGAAATATCTATGGTGAGAAATGGGGCAATCAGTGGCTTGATGTATATCTGAGAAACACCTACCAGCCTAAAGGCAGTTACACCCCGGCAGGACAGGCATATACCAAAGCTGAAAGCGATGGTCGTTACTACACCAAAGCGCAAAGTGATGCGGGATACAATGCCAAAAACACCGCTTCTCTTTCTGCTGCCGGAGGGTGGCAGCAGGACAACTCGACCGGTCTGATTATACAGATGGGAACAGTAACCCGAACGGGCTACAACACAGCCGTCAATTTTCCTAAGGCGTTCCCTAATTTCTGCATGGGCGTCCTGCTTACGCTCAGCGATGCAGGCACAGGTAACCTTTCCGACTCATCAAGCAACATCAGATCGTTAAGCCACAGTAAAACTGGTTTTAATTATGGTGCGAACGGCAATCCTGAAAAAACAGCTTTCTGGGTCGCATTTGGTAAATAGGATAAAAAAATGAAAGAAAGATATTTCTGGAGTGCAAAAGAAAACGGCTTTTATCCTGAGTCAATGAAAGCACTTTATGAGAACAGCCCGGATGGCTGGCCGGAGGATGCCGTAGAAATTAGTGAAGAACTTTATAATTCCCTTCTGGAGGGGCAATGCAGGGGCAAAGTGATCACCTCTGGCAGCGATGGCACCCCGCTACTTTCGGATCCGGTTATTGACCACACTGCGTTAGCGGAGGCAGAAAAAAGCCGTCTCGGTAGCAAAGCGGAAGAAATGATTTTGCCTCTGCAGAGGGCGGTAAAGTACGAAATTGCGTCAGAGGAAGAAATGGAGCGGCTTAAAGAATGGGAAATTTTCAGTGTAAAACTCAGTCGTATTGATACTTCTCTGGCACCTGAAATCGAATGGCCTGAGCCCCCGTCGGACGAATAACGAATAACAATAAGCCCGCATTGTGCGGGCTTAATTTTAAGAGACTTTCCCTGATTAATCGCTGAAAACGTTGAATCACACTGGCCGGTTATCGTGACGGCTGACTGCCCGTTGTGCTGTACTCCCCCCAACGGCATTACGTTTCGCAGACCATCAGCACAACCGAAAATAGTCGCACCCCTTAACCACGGAGTTAAACAGATGGGCGACTATCACCACGGCGTCGAGGTCATCGAGATTAACGATGGCACGCGCACCATTTCCACCGTCTCGACGGCCATCATCGGCATGGTCTGCACAGCCAGCGATGCTGACGAAAAAACATTTCCACTCAATGAGCCGGTGCTGATTACCAGCGTGCAGAACGCTATCGGTAAGGCCGGTAAACTTGGCACCCTTTCAAAATCCCTGCAGGCTATTGCCGACCAGTGCAAGCCGGTTGTTGTGGTTGTGCGCGTTGCCGAAGGTATCGCAGACCCGGACGACCCGGAAGCCGCGCAGAAAGAGACCATTTCCAACATCATCGGCACGACCGACGAAAACGGCAAATACACCGGGCTTAAGGCGCTGCTGGCTGCAAAAACCGTCACCGGCGTTAAGCCGCGCATTCTCGGCGTGCCGGGGCTGGACTCTCAGGAAGTGGCGACCGCGCTCGCGGCGACCTGTCAGAGCCTGCGCGCGTTTGGCTATATCAGCGCATGGGGCTGCAAGACCATTTCTGAAGCCATTGCCTACCGCGAGAATTTCAGCCAGCGCGAGCTGATGGTCATTCACCCTGATTTTCTGGCATGGGACACCACGGCGAACGATACCGATATTGCATGGGCGACCGCCCGCGCGCTCGGCCTGCGTGCCAAAATCGACCAGGAGACCGGCTGGCACAAAACGCTCTCTAACGTCGGCGTGAATGGCGTCACCGGCGTCAGCGCCTCGGTCTCGTGGGATTTGCAGGAGAAAGCCACCGACGCAAACCTGCTTAATCAGGCCGGTGTCACCACGCTTATTCGTAACGACGGCTTTAAATTCTGGGGCAACCGTACCTGCTCAGATGACTCCCTTTTCCTGTTTGAAAACTACACCCGCACGGCGCAGGTGCTTGCCGACACTATGGCGGAGGCGCACGCGTGGGCGATTGATAAACCCGTCACCGCGACGCTTATCCGCGACATCGTCGCCGGTATGAATGCGAAATTCCGCGAGCTGAAAAACAACGGTTATATCGTTGACGGCACCTGCTGGTACGACCCGGAGTCAAACAGCGTGGAAACGCTCAAGGCGGGGAAACTGTATATCGATTACGACTACACCCCCGTCCCGCCGCTGGAAAACCTGACCCTGCGCCAGCGCATCACCGATACCTATCTGGCGAACCTGTCAGACTCGGTCAACAGCTAAGGAGCTCAGAGCATGGCGTTACCACGCAAACTGAAATACCTGAATATGTTTAACGACGGTCTCAGCTACATGGGCGTCGTTGAATCCGTCACCCTGCCAAAACTGACCCGCAAGCTCGAAAAATATCGCGGCGGCGGGATGCCGGGCTCGGTGTCGATTGACCTCGGCCTCGATGACGATGCGCTGTCGCTTGAGTGGACGCTCGGCGGTCTGCCTGATATCGAGCTGTGGGCGCAGTACGCGTCACCGGGCGCGGATAGCGTGCCGCTGCGTTTTACCGGCTCATACCAGCGCGATGACACCGGCGCAATTTCTGCCGTTGAGGTGGTCATGCGTGGCCGTCACAAAGAGTATGACGGCGGCGAAAACAAACAGGGCGAAAGCGGTACGACCAAAATCTCGACCGAGTGTACTTACTACCAGCTCACGATTGACGGCAAAGAGGTCATAGAGATTGACGTCATCAACATGGTGATGAAAGTCGACGGCGTCGACCGTCTGGCGGAACACCGTAAGGCCATCGGCCTGTAACCCCTTAACCGGTCAGTCAGGCTGGCCGGTCACTTAACTTTGACGAGACCAACATCATGGAAAACATCAACGAAACCGAAAACTCAAACATTGTGATCCTCGATAACCCCATCATGCGCGGTGAGCAGAAAATCGAGCAGGTGACCGTCACAAAACCCAACGCGGGAACCCTGCGCGGTGTGAGTCTGGCCTCTCTGGCAAACTCTGACGTCGATGCGCTGATTAAGGTGCTGCCGCGCATGACGTACCCTGCGCTCACCGAGCATGAGGTCATGCGTCTGGAAGCGTCAGACCTGATTTTGTTCGCCGGTAAGGTGGTCGGTTTTTTGTCGCCATCTTCGGCTCGCTGACGTTCCCCAATAACCTTTCGGTCGATGACCTGATGGCGGATATCGCGGTGATTTTTCACTGGCCGCCATCAGAGCTTTATTCCCTGAGCGTGACTGAGCTCATCACATGGCGCGATAAGGCGCTGCAGCGAAGCGGAAACCACCATGAGCAATAACGTCAGACTTGAGGTGCTGCTTAACGCAGTTGACCGGGCAAGCCGACCGCTCAAAGCTATCCAGAACGCCAGTAAATCCCTTGCTGGCGATATCCGCACTTCTCAAAACACCCTGCGCGATCTGAATGCGCAGGCGTCCCGAATTGACGGATTCAGGAAAGCGAGCGCACAGCTTGCCGTAACCGGTCAGTCGCTTAACAAAGCGAAACAGGAGGCAGCAGCGCTGGCCGTCCAGTTTAAAAACACCGAAAACCCCACTAACGCGCAGGCGCGCGCGATGGAGGCGGCAAAGAAATCCGCCGCTGACCTGCAACTCAAATATAACGGGCTCAGGCAGTCGGTACAGCGCCAGCGCACCGAGCTCGCGCAGGCTGGCATAAACACCCGCACGCTGTCGGCGGATGAGCGCCGTCTGAAATCCAGCATCAGCGAAACAACCGCGCAGCTTAACCGGCAACGTGATGCACTGGCGCGCGTCAGTCAGCAACAGGCCAGACTCAGCGCGGTAAAAAGCCGCTATGAATCCGGGCAACAGCATGCCGCCGGTGCGCGTAATGCCGGGATGGTGGGCGTCGGGGTGGCGACCGCCGGGCTTTATGGTGCGTCACGCTTTATTGCGCCGGGTATCGGTTTTGATAAGCAGATGTCAGGCACGCAGGCGATCCTCGGGCTCGATAAGGGCGACGATAAGCTCGCGGCCATTCGTCAACAGGCGCGTGATATCGGTGCGACAACCGCCTTTTCGCCGGGTGATGTAGCGCGCACGCAGACCACGCTCGCACGCTCGGGCTATAACGCCGATGACGTGCTGGCTGCGACCGGTTCGACCGTAAACCTGAGCCTCGCGGCCGACGTGGATATCGCAGAAGCCGCCGACATTATCACTAACATGCAGTCGGCATTTAACCTGCCGACCACCGAGATTGAGCGTGTCGCGGATGTGATGACGAAAGGCTTTACGTCATCAAACACCGGCCTCGTCGAGCTGGGCGAGGCGATGAAATATGTTGCGCCAATTGCCGAGGCTGCAGGGGCGAGCATCGAAGACACGACCGCCATGCTCGGCATTCTGGCTGATAACGGGATTAAAGGCTCGATGGCCGGTACGGGCGCGAGTGCCATTTTCAACCGTCTGCAGGCTCCTATGGGTAAGGCCGTTGAGGCCATTTCAGAATTAGGCGTGAAAACCCGAGACTCAAAAGGGAACATGCTGCCGGTCGAGAAAATCCTAAAAGCGATTCACAAATCCTTTGAGAAAAACAAGCTCGGCACCGCAGAGCAGGGCGAATATCTGAAAGTGATTTTCGGCGAGGAAGCCATGAAGGGTGCGATCAAGCTGGTCGCCGCCGCCGGTGATGGCTCACTCGATAAGAAACGCCAGACAATCCGTGATTCTAAAGGCACGACCGAGCTCATTGCGAAAATACAGACGGACAACCTCGACGGCGATCTGAAAAACCTGCAGTCAGCATGGGAAGACCTGCAGATTGAGGTATTCGACAAAGAAAACTCAGCACTGCGCCGCCTGACGGTTTCCGCGACTGAGTGGCTTGGTAAGGTTTCAGCCTGGGCGAAAGCTAACCCTGAACTGACGCAAACCCTGTTTAATCTTGTCGCCGGTGGGCTGGCGCTGGTCGGCGTGCTGGGAGGGATTGGCCTGATTACATGGCCTGTTATTACAGGCATAAACGCGATTATCGCAGCTGCTGGTTTTCTCGGTACAACGTTGGCCGCAATGGGGAGTGCCATTGTCTCTGTGCTCGTTGCTGTTACCTGGCCGGTTGTGGCTGTGGTTGCGGCATTTGTGGCCGGGGCGCTGCTTATCCGTAAATACTGGGAGCCAATAAGCGCATTCTTTTCGGGTGTGGTGGAGGGGCTTAAAGCGGCCTTTGCACCGGTGGCTGAAATCTTCTCGCCGCTCGCGCCGGTGTTTGATTCCATCATCGAAAAACTGCGCGGGGTCTGGCAGTGGTTCACTGACCTGATAGCGCCGGTTAAGGCAACACAGGAGACACTCGACAGATGCAAAAATGCGGGGGTGATGTTCGGTAAATTGCTGGCCGACGCGCTGATGTTACCGCTCAATAGTTTTAACAAACTGCGCGGCGGCGTTAACTGGTTACTGGAGAAACTCGGGGTTATCAATAAAGAGTCGAGCGACCTTGACCAGAAAGCCGCAAAAGCCAATGCGGCAACGGGTTCAGGTAAAGAGTCCAGTATCAGACCAACCCCGTTGTTTGGCGATTCTCAGTGGTATCACCCGGTGCCGGTTCCTGCCGGAAAGACCTATGTAGACCAGAGCAAGCCAGAATATAACATCACCCTACATGGTGGCATCGCACCGGGTACAGACCTTGACCGGCAGCTCCGCGAAGCCGTCGAAAGACTCGACCAGCAAAACCGTGCGCGTCAGCGCTCAAGTATGCGTCACGATGGATGAGGGCTAAAGCATGTTAATGGTTTTAGGTTTATTTGTGTTTGAGCGCCGCACGCTGCCGCATCAGTCGATGCAGTATTCGAAGGACTACCGCTGGGCGTCTAACGACCGCATCGGCAAACCACCGGCCTATCAGTTTCTCGGGGAGGGGGAAACCTCGCGCACGCTCTCGGGCGTGCTCTACCCCGAAATCACCGGCGGTCGCCTGTCACTGACCGCCATCGAGCTGATGGCCGACGAAGGCAGGGCGTGGCCGCTGATTGACGGAACGGGCATGATCCACGGCATGTATGTCATCGATAAAGTGACCCATACGCACAGCGAATTATTCAGCGACGGCGCGGCCAGAAAAATTGAGTTTAGCCTCTCGCTGAAACGGGTCGATGAGTCGCTCGCGGCGATTTACGGCGACCTGAAAACGCAGGCCGACAATCTGGTGACGTCTGCCGGTAACTGGCTGGGAGGGCTGGCGGGATGATTACGGGTATGAATATTCAGGCCGGGGCGCAGATTGCCCCGGCGTTTATGCTGACGCTCGATGGCGATGATATCACGCAGAATTTCAGCGACCGACTAATCAGCCTGACCATGACGGACAACCGCGGATTCGAAGCCGACCAGCTCGACATTGAGCTCGATGACAGCGACGGGCTTGTCGAGTTGCCGCCGCGCGGTGCAAAGCTGACGCTGTGGTTAGGCTGGCAGGGATCCGCCTTGCTGAATAAAGGGAGTTTCACGGTCGATGAAATCGAGCACCGGGGCGCGCCTGATACGCTCACCATCCGGGGGCGCAGCGCTGATTTTCGCGGGTCGCTTAATTCACGCCGGGAACAGTCATGGCATGACACCACGCTCGGGGTCATTGTGGAGACCATCGCTGCACGCAACAAGCTGACGGCCAGCGTGGCGGATACGCTGAAAGCGATCCCCGTGCCTCACATTGACCAGACGCAGGAATCTGACGCGGTATTTCTGGCGAGGCTGGCGGAGCGCAACGGCGCATCTGTTGCGGTGAAGTTTGGGAAACTGCTATTCCTGAAAGCCGGTAGCGCGGTGACGGCCAGTGGTAAGCCTATTCCGCAAATGACCGTAGAGCGCGGCGACGGCGACCGGCATCAGTTCGCCATCGCTGACCGGGAAGCCTACACCGGCGTAACGGCAAAATGGCTGCACACCAAAGACCCGAAGCCGCAAAAGCAAAAGGTGAAGCTCAAACGCAAACCAAAGGTACAGCACCTGCGCGCGCTGCAGCATCCGAAAGCGACCAAAACCACCGCAAAGGCAAAAGCCAAAAAAGAGCAGGAAGCCCGCGAGGGTGAGTACATGGCCGGTGAGTCTGACAACGTGCTGGAGCTAACAACCATCTACGCGTCAAAGGCGCAGGCCATGCGCGCCGCTCAGGCAAAGTGGGACAAGCTGCAGCGCGGCGTCGCGGAGTTTTCAATTTCGCTGGCTATTGGCAGGGCTGATTTATTTCCTGAAACGCCGGTTGCGGTGAAAGGCTTTAAGCGCGTTATAGACGAGCAGGCTTGGATAATCAGCCGGGTGGTGCATAACCTTAACGGGAACGGCTACACGACGGGCTTAGAGCTTGAGGTTAAGGTTTCGGATGTGGAGTATGAAAGCGAGGAGTTAAATCAATAATTATGATTTAAGTGTTTGTTATATAAGGTTTTAATGGTTAAAATTAGCGCATCGGAAATTAAAAGAGGTGCTCGCCATGTTTCACTGTCCTAAATGCCACCACGCCGCCCACGCTCGCACGAGTCGCTATTTTACCGACACGACAAAAGAGCGTTATCATCAGTGCACAAACATCAACTGCAGTTGCACGTTCGTCACCACTGAGACGGTCGAGCGTTTCATTGTATCGCCGGGCGAAGTCGTGCCAGCGCCGCCGCACCCGACCCAATCAGGCCAGCAACAAATCCACTGGATGTGACTAAAAAGAAGCCCCGCAAACGCGGGTTTTTAGTTTCTGGTGATAATTAAATGAACGTCGGCTACGTGCCAATAACGGAAGTTTTTTATGTGAAAACCCTGCGCGCGGTAGACTCCGATCGCAGGGTGGAGGATTTACGGTGTTACAATGTTGAACCAGAAATCAAATTTATCCATATACCCGAGCATAGCGTCGAGTTTCGCCCCATCACCTGAAATTTTCACATCTCCACTGTCCTGGGCTTGCTTAAGTGTAACCTCTTTCAGGATAATTTTGTTAAGCGTGTCGCGGTTGAGAGTGATGGTGGCGTCGGCATCTTTAGCTTCGGCGTTGGCGGTGTGGTTCAGCACCCCGTTCTCCAGCTCGAGCTTGTACTTGCCACCATCGTTGCCCAGATCGATGTTAAACACCGATTTGGCATCACCTGCTTTTTGACCGTTGATGTGTACGGCAAGGTAGTCGAAGAACATCTCTGGCGTCATGGCCCGCACCGTATCCGGACTGGCGGTATTAGGCGTTGGCCCTTTCACCACACCGTTACGCAACTCCTGCGCACCGGTCAGGTAGAAGTTACGCCACGGACCGGATTCAGCCTGATAGCCAAGCTGTTCCAGCGCATCCGCTTCCAGGTTGCGTGCCGCCTGGTTGTTTGGATCGGCAAAGACCACTTTGCTTACCACCTGCGCAACCCAGCGGTAGTTCCCCTGGTCGAAGTCGGTTTTCGCCTTGTTCAGAATGGCATCAGCGCCGCCCATATATTCCACGAATTTCTTCGCGCCTTCTTCTGGCGGCAGTTCATCCAGCGTCGCCGGGTTGCCGTCAAACCAGCCCAGATACAGCACATAGGTGGCTTTCACGTCATGGCTCACCGAACCGTAATAGCCTCGGTTGGCCCAGGTATGCGCCAGTGAATCCGGGAGCTTGAAGTTAGCGGCGATTTCGTCGCGAGTCAGCCCTTCGTTCGCCATACGCAGCGTCTGGTCGTTGATGTAACGATAGAGGTCACGCTGGCTTTTCAGCAGCTTAACCACGTTTTCATTACCCCAGGTCGGCCAGTGGTGTTGTGCCATGATGATTTCGGCCTTGTCACCCCAGCGTACAATCGCCTGGTTGATGTATTTCGACCACGGCAGCGGCTCGCGGATTTTGGCCCCGCGCAGCGAGTAGGTGTTGTGCAGGGTATGGGTTACGTCCTCAGCGGATTCAATCAGTTTCTTCTCTTCGATATACCAGAGCATTTCGGATGGCGCTTCGGAGCCCGGCGCGAGCATAAAATCGTATGTCAGGCCATCGATGACCTCTTTCTGCCCATCTTTTTCGATGATGTTGGTCGGGGCAATCAGCGTCACCGTTCCGGCGGAGGTGGTCGTTCCCAGGCCCGCGCCCACCTGACCTTTGGCATCTGGCTTCAGCAGGTTGCCATACATATAGCTGGCGCGGCGGCTCATTACGTTACCCGCCATGATATTCTCGGCAACGGCCGCTTCCATAAATCCAGCGGGCGCATAGACCTTCACTTTACCGGCTTTAACGTCAGCTTCATCCACCACGCCGCGCACGCCGCCATAGTGGTCAACGTGGCTGTGGGTATAAATAATGGCCACAACAGGTTTCTTGCCGCGATTTTTAAAATAGAGATCCATCCCGACCTTCGCCGTTTCTGCCGAAACCAGCGGGTCAACAACGGTAATACCTTCTTTACCTTCGATGATGGTCATATTCGACAGGTCAAGATTTCGGATCTGATAAACACCTTCAGTGACCTCAAAGAGACCGCTAATATTAATCAGCTGTGATTGACGCCATAAACTGGGATTGACTGTATCGGGGGCTTTATCGCCTTCTTTAATAAAAGAATATTGTTGCGGGTTCCAGATTACATTCCCTTGCTCCCCCTTGATGACTTCCTGAGGAAGTGGAGCGATAAACCCTTTGTGAGCATTGGTGAAATCAGTGTTATCGGAGAAAGGAAGTTGATTATATAAGGCATTGTTAGCTTGTTGCGTAGGTGCTGTTGCGTCTTTTGATGGCTCAGCAGCCAAAAGAGGCAAGCTAACTGAGCCCAGAATACCTGCTAAGGCAAGGCTCCTCACTATCATGTTCAATTTCATCAAAACCTCTCGACGTTCTGCTGCATATGTGGGGGGTGTAAAAAAAATGATTTAATGAAAGAAATCATGAATAAATATAATTCGCGTTGCATTATCAGCAAGTTTAAAACCGTACTATAAAAATTTGAATTTTCTCTGAAATAAGCTACGTATAATCATAAAGCAAGTAAATAGTTCGCAAGCGCCTGTTATTCAATGATTTCCATTCGGAAAAAACTACGCAATTTTAATCAAACACATGTTTGAAGGTCTCGCTTTCAACCATTCCCACTACATTTAATATAAATTTTATAAATTGAAATTGTGACTAAACACACGTTTTTGTGTCGAAAAATAGATATAGAAAGGATGGAGTGCTGGATTTCGGATTCATCAACTGTGGCCAGAAGTGCGTTGAGGGAGCACTCAATATCGTTTTTAGTCAACCGTAAACAGATAACCTGACCTGACCCCAGTTGATTAATACACTCCTATCTATGTGAGAATTTCCTCTTCTCGCTTACAGCAAACAGTCGTAAGAATACTCCTTACTGGCTAAATGTGTTTTCACCCATCAGCATCAGTTAAAGCAAAAGCCCCGCATTTGCGGGGCTTTTAGAATCGATGTGGTCAACATGTGGACGCGACCTGAAATAAATCCTTTTATTTCATTGCTTTGAGGCGTTTTAAAAAGCTCCTGAGGGAGCCTTTTTAATGTCTGACGTAGCTGGAAAATCGCGACAGCACCCAGGTTTCAGCTTGTGGAAGACAGGAAAAACAAAGGCACTTATAGTTAAGAGTCTAATCGTTTTGAGGTTCTGTTCAGGGAGACTAACTGGACAATCATGTATTTTCAGTACATGCCGTGAAGAGGGGATCATGATAGATATCACAAGTGGTGACAGGCATCTTAAATTAACACCCTATGAAAGGCTGACTGAAGAGGAGGTGCCTGCCTATAGCCGTATTATGGTATGGGTTGAATTCTCGATCCCTGTCTTAAAAACTGAGTTTGCTGCAGAGTTTTTTGTCGGTCAACTCGAGCAATTCAGGAATGATACACATGCTCTCCATCAGGCTTTAAAGACAGGGGGAAAGTCTAAGGATATTAGTTTAACCTCGGCATTCGAGGAGGTTATGCTTAAGTTTCATCAGGCGCATTTTGCCGGTGCTATTGGCGTTAGTATGGTACTGAAGCCCGAAAACTATGCTGACAGTATTACCCTTGACGATTCCTTCGATATTGATGAAAGTTACTTTCCCGACATGCTCTCAGGTCTGGACGACATCATTTCATGGCAAAACTGATGCCTGGATTAAGCAAAAGACCGACACTTAAAATGCAGGTCGTTTTATTTCTTAAGAGGAAAACGGCACATGACATGTCAGTTATGCCTGGAGCCTCAGTTGCCGGAGCCCGTCACCCGGCAAAAAGAGCGCTATACCAACGGCGAACTGGTAAGCATATGGTATGAGTGACTTTAAGCCTTTTAACGACCAGCGACTTTACCCGTTTAGGTGGCTTGCTAAACCCGCTATTATCCTCACTCATCTTCCTTGCGTTGTTGGCAATCATCCTGGCCGTTATCGCCACCGCATTACTTAAACGAATTTTTCGTACGAGATGATGTGTCGGGAGGTGACGCATAGCGCCCACCCGTCGTGAGCGGTATGCGTTAAAATCCGTAAGTACAAAAAATTTTATATTCTCCCCAGCAATATTTCCCCGCCTCATCCGTCTACCTCATCACAAGCCATACTCAATCACTGTAAATGAGGTAAACACCATGAGAGATTTCGATATGCACGGAAGAGGGCACGGACGCGGGTTTGGCCGCCACCGTATGGGTAAAGGGCTGGTGATAGGTGCGGTAATCGTCCTTGTGCTGGGACTGGTGGTCATGACCCTGTGGAATGCCTTACTCCCGGCCATTCTTGGCGTGAAAGCCATCGGTTTCTGGCAGGCGCTGGGAATTCTGGTATTAAGCCGGATCCTGTTCGGCGGACTGGGTTTCCGCCCGGGGATGTTCGGCGCGCACCGTCGTATGCACGAACGCTGGATGAACATGACCCCCGAACAGCGTGAGGCGTTTATTCAGCAGCGTCGCGAAGGCTTTGGTCGCCATGGTCGCGGGCATTGCGGCTGGCACGGTCATCGCGAAGATAAACGCGACGACAGCGCGCCGAAAACGCCGGAAGCAGAGTGA